AGCACGGCTCTACTTCGGGACAAGGGTGACGCCATGACCCCGGCCAATGATCCTACCCCCACCATCGGCCCGGCCACCGAGCGTCGCATCCAGATGGCCTTTGCTGACGCTTGCATCATCACTGCCCAGGCCGCCGCCAAGCTGCTGGGCATGGACGCAGGGACGCTGCGGGAGCTGACCGAGGAGGGCGTGATTCGTGCCGTTCGACGCGGAGCTCGTCGCGCGTACACCGAGGGTGACATACGCTGTTATCTGACGCAGGCTGACGCCCCGGTCCGCGAGGAGAAGCCGAGGCCGACGGTTCACGTCCAGTCCAAGGTCGTGCCGTTCAGCCAGCGCAAGAAGACGGCCGGACGCTAGGAGCTGCCATGTCCGTCTACCTGCCAAAGAACAGCCGGTACTGGGCCTACGACTTCCAGTACAAGGGCAGGCGCTACCACGGCTCAACAGGCGTGGAGACGAAGCGCAAGGCCGAGGAGGTCGAACGACGCATCCGCACCAAGGCCGCGACCGGCGAGTTGGACGATGCCTCGCAGATGACGCTGGACGAGGCCGCCGGACGTTGGTGGGCCGAGCGCGGCACGACACTGAAGGGCGGCGCCCGACTGGAGGCCCGGATCGAGCGCATGATGGCCGTGGTAGGGGCGGGGACGCGCCTCAGCGACATCACCACCAACCACATCGCCACGGCGATTGAACGCCGCCGAGGTCAGGGCATCGTCAAGTCCAAGGCCAAAGGCGCGAAGGAATACCTGCCGTCCAACTCGACGGTGAACCGGGACATGATCGACACCCTGCGGCCGATCCTGAACCGCGCCCGCAAGGCATGGGGCGCCAGGCTGCCGGAGATCGACTGGGAGGCCCTGCGCCTGAAGGAGCCGAAGCCCCGCCCTAAGGAACTGGTCGGAGATGAACTGGAGCGGGTCGAGGCGGAGGTTCTGCCGCACTGGCACGACCTGATCCGTTTCGCCGCCCGCTACGGCTGCCGCTTGTCGGAGCTGTTCTTCTCGCTCGACGACCTCGACGTGACCGACATCAACAACGCCCGCGTCCGCCTCCGAGACCGGAAGGGCGGCGACGACCATGTCATCCCACTACTGCCCGATGACGCGGCCATGCTGTCGGCTCGTCTCGGCCGCGCGCGAGCCGCGAGGCTGGAGACGGTCTGGTATCGCGAGCGGCGCTTACCTGGGCCTGCCGGGAAGGTCATCCTGAAGGCGCTCAAGCCCGCCGGTGCCGCCATCGCCATGCGCCGGGCGATGAAACGATCAGGACTGAAGGACGCCAAGGGCCTGCGGGGCATCCACGACCTGCGGCACCACAGCGGCATGCAGATCCTGCGGGAGACCGGCAACCTGCGACTGGCGCAGCGCCTGCTGGGCCATGCCGACATCAAGTCGACGATGGTTTACGCACATGCGATCGAGGACGACGTGAAGGCCGGGCTTGCGGCGCTCTCCCGGAATAGTCCCGGAGCCACCAAGGGCGACGGGAAAAAGGGCAAGTCGAAACAATCGCCTAAGGGGCCGCGCGCGGCGGCTTCATAA